AAGTTTTGATGGCGTAAAAGTGGCGGTGGCAAACGGGCTGGCGGATAACACTATGGTGGCCGCAGAAAAAAGCAATTTATTCTTCGGGACCGGACTTTTATCAGATTCTAATGAGGTCAAAGTAATTGATATGGCTGACATTGACGGAAGTCAGAACGTAAGAATCGTTATGAGATTTACAGCTGGCGTACAGTACGGGATTGGATCGGACATCGTTCTTTATTCTTAAAAATTAACCAAAAGAAATTAAAGGTAGGTAAGCCGTTCGTGCCTACTTACCTTTTTTTTTATAAAAATTATTCATATGGCCTGCGACTTAACACTCGGACGAAAAGAACCCTGCAAAGATGTCGTAGGGGGAATTAAAAATATCTACTTTGTCGATTTTGGCAAATTAGGAACGGTAAGTTATGACTCAACTCATACGGACGTTTTAGACGATTTTACCGGTACTACAGTCGGTGGAACGGCGAACTCTCTTACCGCTTATAAATACGAAGTAAAGGGCGGAAGTTCTTTAGAACAGACGGTAACCTCTAGTAGAGAAACCGGCACTACTTTTTACGATCAAACTTTAAATATTACGTTAAAAAAATTATCTGCTTCCGATAATAAAGAGCTGAAATTACTGGCTTACGGTAGACCGCATATTTTTGTGGAAGATTATAACGGTAACGTAATGGCTATGGGACTTGAACACGGAGCCGACGTAAATGGGGGCACTATTGTCACTGGATCGGCAATGTCGGAACTTTCCGGATACACTTTAACGTTTAACGCTCAGGAAAAAGTAGCGGCTAATTTCTTAGAGATTACCGTTGCAAATACTGCGGTAGATTATCCTTTCTCTGTAACCGATTTCCCGGGATTAACTGGAGATATTGTAGTTACCGAAGGAACGAATTCTTAATAGATTTTTATTTTGATAAATTAGGGGGCTTTACGCTCCCTTTTTTTATGCTTTTAATTTAACAAAAAACGCTTTTTATTATTATATATATATGATAGTATTGCAAGAAACTAATAACGCTCAAAATATAAACTTTATACCTAGGCAATATACCGCCGGAGCCTCTTATACTTTTAATATAGTAGACGAAACTAAAAATAAGAACGTATATAGTCAAGCTACAACCGGAGTAACTCAAAATTTATATTATAATAGATATAACGCTTCTTTTACAACTTTAAAACAAGGTATATATTATATGCTTACCGTTTTATCCGGTACGGAGGTAATTTTTAAAGATAAAATCTATTGTACTAATCAAACTAACCTACCTCAATATACAATCAATAGCGGAGAGTATACTTCTAACGATACTACAAACGAATTTATTACAATATAATGGATAACCTACATATAGTTAATTTAGCTTCATATAATAGACCTCAAATAAGCGAGGATAAGCAAAGAGAATGGGTAAATTATGGGGACGATAATAATTACTATCAATATCTTATAGATTTATATACCAATTCTACGACTAACCACGCAATTATTAACGGTGTCGTAAATATGATATATGGAAAAGGGCTAGACGCTTTAAACAATAGTAAAAAGCCGAACGAATACGCCGCAATGAGATCAATAGTATCTAACGATTGCCTACGAAAAGTTTGTTTAGATCTAAAACTATTAGGAGAGGCATCTTTTCAAGTTCTCTATAACGATAGTAGGGTAGTAAAAGCGGAGCATTTTCCAAGACAAACGTTAAGAGCCGAAAAATGTAACGAAGAGGGTAAAATAGAAGCTTATTATTACGCTCCGGATTGGAGTAAAGTAAAGCCAAACGATAAACCTCAACGAATAGCGTCTTTTGGATTTGGAAACGGTAAAGAACCGGAGATTAAAATTTGTAAAAAATACGTTTCGGGCTACGATTATTACTGCCCCGTCGATTATCAAGGAGGGTTAGCGTACGCCGAATTAGAAAGCGAGATAGCGGATTACCTTATTAACGACGTCCAAAATAACTTCTCGGGAACCAAAGTCGTAAATTTCAATAACGGCGTACCGGACGCTCAACAACAACTCCAAATCAAAAACGACGTAATGCGAAAGCTTACCGGCGCAAGAGGAGAAAAAGTAATTATAGCGTTTAACAATAACGCCGAAAGTAAAACAACGGTAGACGATATCCCGTTAAACGACGCTCCGGCTCATTACGAGTATTTATCCAACGAATGCTCCAACAAGCTAATCGTAGCGCATAGGGTAACTAGCCCTTTACTTTTAGGAATAAGAACCGACTCCAACGGATTAGGATCAAACGCCGACGAAATAAAAACCGCCGCTTTACTTTTTGACAATATAACAATTAAACCGTATCAAGATCTTTTAACCGATTGTATAGACGATATACTAGCCGTTAATAATATAAGCCTTAAACTCTATTTTAAGACCCTACAACCGCTTTCTTTTATAGAACCGGACAACTTAGTTACCGACGAAGCTAGAGAGGAAGAAACGGGCGTTAAAATGGCTTCTCAAGATCAAAGTAATTTAAGCTCTCAATTTGACGATAACAAAATATATGATTTATTAAGCAAGTTTGGAGAGGAAGAGGATTTAGAAAACTGGGAGCTAGTAGACGAAAGAGAGGTAGATTACGATCAAGAAGAAAGCTTAGATAAAATGATCGGTTTAGCCTCAACGGGATCCGCTCGACCAAACGCAAAAAGCGAACAAGACGGCGAAGTAAAAGATTTAAAGTTTAAAGTACGTTATCAATACGCTCCTTTAGATTCGGATAGTAAGAGCCGGGAATTTTGTACTAAAATGGTAGGCGATAAAAAGATATACCGTAAAGAGGATATTGAGCAAATGGGTAAACAACCCGTTAACGCCGGATGGGGCGAAGAGGGAGCTGCAACATACGACATCTGGCTATATAAAGGCGGGGGATCGTGCAGACATTTTTGGATGCGTAAGACCTATATGGCTAAAGACGTACAACCCGACGCAAAAAACCCAAAAGCCGAAATAAGCGTTAACAAAGCAAAAAAAGAAGGATTTAAACCCGAGACTAACGATACAAAGGTAGCCAAACGACCAAGAGATATGAAAAATAGGGGCTTTATAAAACCTAAAAACTTTACAACACCAAAATAAAATGGCAGAAGCACTATTTGTAACTAGAAAAGATATAGTTAAGTATACTTCGGTATCCGGGGGGCTTGATACAGATCGTTTTATACAGTACGTTAAGATTGCGCAAAATATACATATACAAAATTATATAGGAACGGATCTTTATAACAAGATTTCAACGTCTATAATAGCGGGTAACTTAGGAGGTAACTACGAGACGCTTGTAGAAAATCATATTAAGCCTTGTTTAGTACATTGGGCTATGGTCGAATACTTACCTTGGGCGGCGTATGCCGTAAGCAATAAAGGGATTTTTAAAGGGACTAGCGAAAACTCGGAAAGCGTATCTAAAGAAGAAGTAGATTTTCTAATAGAAAAAGAAAGAACGACGGCTCAATACTATACCGATAGAATGATAGAGCATTTTTCTTTTAATGCCTCGACCTTATACCCGGAATACTATACTAATAATAACGACGATGTATTCCCGAATAAAAGTGCGGACTTTACCGGTTGGGTTTTATGATAAAAAAAACAAGAAAATACAAGCCCAAACAAATAAACGTAGTTAAGTTAAAAAACTATTTAGAAAGGATGTATAACAAAAAGACAAAAAAGTAATTATATATATATGGCGAATACAATAAATTGGGGAAGTATATATTGTCAAATGATTACGGATAGCGGTTTCGGTTCGGATACGGCTTACTCGACAAATTCAATCCCGGATATTTCGGCTCCGGCTTGTTGGGGTACATTCCAATTGACGGCAGATTTAACGCAGATTTCGGGTACTCCGTTTTTAGCGGATACAACATTACATAAAGCAGATGCAACACAAATATAAAATTTTAAAACAATAACAGATGTCCAAACAACCAATAGGCGTAGGTACAAACGCTAACGACAATACTGGTGATCCTATCAGAAATGCATTCATAAAAGTAAACTCAAACGAAGACGAACTGTACGAAGGCGCAAATATAACGGCAACCGCACCATTAGCAAAAGCATCGGTAGCGGATACCTCGGTTACTTTATCTCTATCGGATGCCGGAGTTACATTTGCTAAAATTCAAAACGTAGCGGCAAACTCTCTCTTAGTTCGTGACGCTAATAGTAGCGGAGTATTAACCGCAAAGGCGTTAGCGACTACTCAAATACTTATAGGAGATGGTACGGGAATGACCGCCGCCGCTTTAAGTGGTGATGCTACAATGACAAACGCCGGAGTAGTTTCGATAGGAGCGGGTAAAGTAATTACCGATAAGATCTTAGATAATAACGTTACTATTGATAAAATGGCAAACGATTCCGTAGGCGCAGATGAGCTTGTAGATAATTCGGTAGGAGCCGCCGCTTTAAATGTATCGGGTAACGGATCGAATGGGAATATATTAAAGTCTGACGGAGACGGTTCTTTTAGTTGGATAGCAAACGACCAAGGCGATATAACTGGCGTCGCAGCCGGAGCCGGTTTAACCGGAGGAGGAACTGCGGGAGATGTAACTTTAACGGTAGGAGCCGGAACGGGGATAACGGTAGGAGCAGATGCTATTTCATTAACGGCGGGGGGAATAACGGCTACTCAATTAGGAGGCAACTCCGTAACTCCGGCAAAGGTTTCTATTTTTGACGATAACGCCGCCGCAACCGATACTCATATTTTAGTAGCGGACGGAACGGATTTTATAAATAAAGCGGTATCGGGAG